GGAGGAGATACTAAATTTTGGGGAAGCTGCGATGGGGTGTTCAACGTGTCAGGAATATGTTGAGTATATTTCTGCCACACATTTATGTTGGGGGCGAGATGAAAACTGTCCACCTGGGAGGCTGTTCTCATTTCATCCTCTAACGCAACTAGTTTATTTGTACGAAAATTTTCTAGCATACCATACACACATCCAGGAATGGCTCGATATAAGGTGGGGGGTAAAAGATATGTACCCTCGGGATCTGTTTTATTCGGGGAAACAATACCAAATTTTATGCCTATCGGGTTCGGACTCAATGTATCTAAATAATCGGTATAGCCCAGATTGATCTCGTCATCTAAGAATATTGTTCTATAATACGCCTGACTTATTTTGTTAAAATGTTGTAAATATGTATTCGTCTTATCATATGCTATTCGATTATTCACATACGTAGAGCCGGCTATCACTTCTGCGAAGTCGTTGGGTGGAACCGCCGAACTGTTATCCAGATACCATCGTGCCCAGCCTGTGCTGATGTCTCTGAAAGAAGACGTGAACAGATGATCCGGGTCTTGGCTCAAGGAGGCGTCAGTTACTGGATGATTCATGAAACTATCTTTATATCTCTTTTCAAATATAGTGTTGAAGGAGGCTTTAAAAGGGTCTCCACTGAATGATAGCTTCATTGATTGTTTAATTTTATTATCAGTAATTCCATTAGCAAAAGAGCCATCAAATAACAGCATCAGAAAGGTCTCATATTTAGCCATTGCGAACAGTTGGAACGAAGGATCAATTGGTTTATAGTTATTATTAAAGGAATTTAAACAACTGTCATTACATTGATAAATGCCCTTCTTATACTTATTAAAAATGAGAGTGGATGAAGCATCAAGTATAGAATATTGTAATAACATGGTTTTGCTAGAATTTAAACAATGCGCAATATCATTTTTCATTGTGGTGTCATAATTGATAATACCTTGGCACGCTGGAACTAAAACAGCAACCCAATAATGTAGTATGTCATTAAACGGATTATCCTTATGCCACTTGATTGTTGCTGTAGCATCCACATCGTTTGCATAGGTTAATGTCCAATAATTGCCTGTGCTGTCCCCTGACGGTAATAGATATTCATATATACCGTTATCTCGCTCCTTGACATATTCCCTAATAGTCTTCATATAAGGACTATATAGTTTCTGCGTCTGTTGATTGAAGTTATTATTACTCAACTCGAGCACGTCGTCTTTTCCTAATTTAACTACTAGAGAAGGAGGAGGAGGTATCATGTTTGGCATTCCTCCTAAACTATTATCTGTATTTATTATGCTTTCTAATACCTTATCCGATTCATTTTTCCGTGCGCTACCCCAAGAAACGTATTTTGTATCATTCCAATACCACATTGGATATATTGAATTAAACCACCCGTCTTGAGCGGTTAATAGTTCTATATTAATCTTATTCTGAGATTTACCTGTTCCGCCCGCGAGTGTTTGTTTCACATACCGAATATACGTTTCCAGCTTGAACTGCAAACTATTATAATCTCTATCCTGACAATCAAAAAATACGTTCTCAGATGCCTGTTTTTTCCTGGTTGTTGGTGGTATAATACAGGTATTCGGCGTATTATATTGCGTACTACATTTTGCTACTTGTGGTTGACATTTTTGTCTAAGAGTCGAAACATTCCTCCACAGGCTGTATTTTGTAGAATTCTTGATAGCTTCAAGAATTTTTAAAGTATCCTCACCATTATGGTCTTCAGAGAACCATTTGTTTATTATACTATCGCCCTGTTTTTGATCTGGCAAATTGTGGGACGTATCAGTAAAAAAAGTAACTCCTTTATCAAAATTGTTAAAGTTATCTTCTATTAAATATTTTTGAAAGGTATTATACATAGAAATATCTACATTCCATTCATTGTTTTTATATTTAACAAGTTTCTCTATATCACTACTAGTACTAATTAAGCCCGAAATATCTAACCAACGAGAAGTGGGGGGTATAACACTACTATCAATTTGCCCCCAGGTTTTAAGTGGTGGGTTATTGTTGCTACTTTCGAAATAAATAGGTAAGCCGCTGGTAACTTTTGCTGTGCCACCATTAGGAATATACGCATTTGTAACGCTAGTCCCATCATTATATCCTATAGGCTGATTATTGAAAATGTTTTGCCAATCATCTAAGTTAGCTTGTATTAAAGTGTTAGGGTCTCGAACATTAAAATTCCATTTTAGAGGGGCATCTCCAAAAAAACTCGCCCATGTCTTGCCATCAGTGCTATAGTTGTCCGCTAATATTTGTAACATATATTTTAACAGCTCGTCTTCGGTGATGATCTCCTTTGGAATATACTCAAGAAAGCGGTTAACTGGCGAAGTTCCCTTCTTATTTGAGGACGTATTAAATAATCCGCTAAGGTCATTCAGCAGTATTGGGTGGTTCTTCACATTGTCGTTATATTCTGCCAAACCTCGGAATAAAGTTACTAAGTATTCGTACATTGTTTTAAACTGATATTTCGGATGAATCGGACTGATTCGTGAGTCGCCCCATCTCTGTAAACCCGAGCTTAACCACCATACGTTAGATACATCTATACTTTTAGTGGTTAATAAATTAGTAGCCACCGATTGAGTTAACGGAGTATGAATTTCTAATACAGGTTTAGCACTAGAAATTAAAGCGGGGTAATCCATACCAAATTGCCCTTCGAGTAGAAACTGTTTCTGTTGGTCAATAATCTTATCAAATATCTTACGTAAACTGATATTCAACGGTACATTACCGTCGTTAGTAATGCATAGATCTGGATCTTCCTGTTTGCCACCTGAAGCTTCTTTTAGGTAACAGCGCGGGTAGAGTTTCCCTTTGTGATCGTCTTTGATGGCGGGGCATTTTTTCTCGTCAGGATAACATTGTGTGCCGTTCCAGCAACAATCAAACTGGCCACTCACAGCTAGATATTTTCCCTTCCCGTCTTGAGTAGTAAAGAAGGTCCTTGGCATCGTCTGGGGTCCTTCGCAGCTAACCGCGGGTAACACACTGCAGAGATAATTAACTTCCTTTTGGACTTCTTTAGACAGAGAGCCTATGCCAGAGTCGGGGAAATCACAGATATTATTGCATATCTCGGCGATTGGACAAACACCCTCGTCATTCAATATCCAGGAAATTTTAGCTTTTGGAGGAGAGTATTCGATGGGGATTGTACAAGAGCCTCCAAAATCGGTATTGAGTTTCTTGAAATCTCCACTTGTATTACAATTACAAATATCCATTGACATTTGGTTGACGCGATCTGTAAAATGTGTGTTGGAACTCGGGGCTGGGCAATGGAGGGCGAGCGGCGATTTCATGTTGAGTTCGCCTGTTATCTTCTTATATATCACGCTATCGACATTCGAATAACAGTTATTGTTAGGTTCACAATTCTTATATAATGCCTTTAAAGATAGATCGAAAGATTCCTGGGTGTTAGCTTCTATATAACAAACATTATATTGTAAATTCATGCTTTTTGTTTCTTTGTCTACTTCCCTGCCTTGTAAAAGTGGGTTGTACCAATTTACTAAATGAGTTCTTGACTTAGTTTGGTCTGCGGCATCGGAATCCAGCGATGGGCAATAGTGAGAGGGTACAAGAGTAGGAGCAGGTGTAGGACGAGGAGATGTGGCGCATCTGCATACTTGTGTTAAGGTGCCGGTCGCGGAGGGCCCAGGATCGGGGATATATGAACACATTTTTTGTGAGTCGATAAAGACCCCACCCTTGGGGTTCTCATCGCAGTCCCCCATAAGATTCTGTCCTACTGCGGTTTGGCGCGTACACGACAAATTGATATTTGGTATCGTGCACGGGGTGGAGGAATTCAAGTGTACTAAATAAAACGTTATTGTGTCATTGTAGCCATAGTTGCATAGAGTATCTATATTTATACTCTGTGACGAAGTATATGATGTAATTTGGTTTGTTACAGTCCGAGACTGGTAGCTAAGACGCAAACACTCAAATTTATCTAATGCTGTCTGCTGGGGCAAGAGGTTTACAAACTCCATAGTAGATGTTGTCGGATCAAAGTAAGCGACTGTCCTCGCTTCAGCAGTATAAATCTTCTGTAAGATAATACTTTGTGTACGTGAAATAGGTGTTAACTTATTGAGTTCCTTTAATAGATACTCCCATGACGTGTTCTTCTTTGTTTTCATTATATTATAGTAAAAGATTATAATTTTAGAAACCGTTCATTTCTATTCCGTTTTTTACAAGTAAATTTCTTTATCCGATATCCCTTCCGCTTAATTACTGCGTCCCTACATATAGCTATCGCCCGAGTTACCTTCTTAGTTTTATTTTTTCTAGCCACTTTTTTTATACACCGACATAATTTGGTGGCTAGTATTTGTTCGGCTACATTCCGCCGAGTTTTCCGCGTTTTTGTTCCTAAAGGAATTTTATAAAATTTTAAAATAGAATGATAATCCTTGTCTTTTAATATAGACATATATTAATCAATGACAAAAAAGTACATTGTGTTTGACCTGGACGAAACTTTAGGAAATTTTGTTCAGTTAGGCATTTTTTGTGATGTTATAGAAAATATTTTCCAAGTACATCTAACGCAACGTGCCTTCAATGAACTATGTGACACCTATAACCATTTCTTTCGCCCTAATTTATTTACGATTCTCGACTCCATTAAACACCATAAAAAACAGACTCCCCATATTAAATTAGCCATTTATACCAATAATAATGGCAATCAATCCTGGACCCATAAATTAAAAACCTATATGGAACATAAAGCCCGCGCGCAGTCGCCCTTATTTGACCGCGTTATTTGCGCTTATAAAAACCGCGATAATCAAACCGAAAATTGCCGTAGTACTTACCAAAAAACCCCGCAAGATTTAGCCCGATGTGTTAATTCCCCGCGAAACGCCAAATTTATATTTTTTGATGACCAACATCACCCCCAGATGGCGCATGAAAGCGTTACTTATATGCGAACTAAACCATATACATACTTTTATCCATTTCATCATATGGTGGCGCTATTCTTAAAGACACAAACGGCGAACCAATTATTATATAACGCATCCTCTATCATTCGGTCTCAAATGCTAAATGAACTGGACAAATACAATTATAATGAACGTATAATAAGCAAAGAAGAGTATGACGTAGATAGCATCGTTTCAAAGAAAATAAATGACCACATTCATCATTTTATTAACACTTAAATAATCAGCACCATAAATAGTATTATGCCAGAAATTAAAACCATCACGACCAATCCAACCGCAATCCCTAAGACAGCAACTATCACCGAGAAATATGAAAATAATATTGTGTGGGGGTCAGTAGATCCCAACGCAGGAGAGATAGTGTTATATCCTAATACAGAGTCGAAGAGTATCGAGGAGCATTATGCGAGCAAAGCCCCATCCATTAATTTGAATGTATTTGGAGGAATAGAGATTCATTTTAACAACGGTAAACCATATCAAAATACGATTAATGGTCATCGGTCGGTGTTTAGGTATCCACTTCCAGAGGGAGAGACACAATTGACCAAAATAGTAGAACACAATGCGCTTTATAATGCATGGTATTTATCAGAGACAAAAACAACACACATAGGGTTTTTAGTAGATAGGTCGGGATCCATGACAAATATGTATACAAATGTGGTGGAGGAGGGATTATCCGAATTCGTGAATGAACAAAAGAAGGAGCCACATGAAGTTAGATTCTATGGTTCTATTTTTTCGGATGAACTGACCCATTTATTTAACGGCATTGATTTGAAGACGGAGACCACGGTTAAAGAAGAATATAATAAGATTATCCCATCAGGTTCCACCGCTTATTATGATGCGGTGGTGGATATGATTGATTGTATTAGAAAAAACTATACAATCAATGATGAGGTGATTATCGTATCGGCTTCGGATGGTGCGGACAATGCGAGCAGACGACATACTCTCCAATCAATGAAGCAGACGATTCATAAAAAGAAGCGACTCGGGTGGAAGTTTGCGATGATTGGCACGAATAATCTGGATGCGGAACAACTCTCTCAAGAGAATGGTATTGGGAGAGGTGCTAGTTTGAACGCGGCGGCAACGAGAGAAAGTATGCAATCAGCCTTTCGAGGTTTATCGGCCGGGGTCCAACGAACCCGAATGGGAGAAAGCGCCGATATTGTCTTTACTGATACAGAGAGAATTAGTAGTGGTCGTTAAGCTTTAAATACCGATTAATCCCTACTATTTTATTTTCTATCTTATAATATATAATGAATACCACCAAGTTATTAAAAGCATTCAAAAAGCATAAGTGGTATATAGTGGCGTTATGCGTGGTTGCTATAGTTGCCGTAATGAGTTTAAAAACGAGGGAGGGGTTTGAATCGGGTGAGGACACCTTTCATAGGGATGTCCGTGCAGGAAAGAAGTTGGTGTGGTTTTACGCGCCGTGGTGTGGCCATTGTAAGACAATGCACAAAGATTGGGACGAGGCAACCTTACTAGTAAATAGAAATAAACAGACACCAATGATAAAAATCAATGTTGGAGAGAAGGATAATGAAAAACATCAACAAATATCGAATGAATTTAATATCCAAGGATTTCCCACTATATTAGGGCTTAGTAATGGAAAGAAAGTAAGTGAATATAAAGGGGATAGGACTAGTGATGCTTTTGTGAAACATGTGCAAAATATGTGATCTCAAGCCGATCATTGAACCCTCACTAAATTTTTCTCTACCAATTCGTCAAAGGTTTGCGCGGTCGATTCAAATCCTACTGGGCGGGTATGTCCGAAAATATTAGCGAAATTTTCTCCTTTAAATGGATGTGGTCGCCCATGGTAGCACCTCGCGCTCTCATATAGCACAATCTCTCCAGGTTTAATGATAATATCATGCATTCTCCCATAATTATCTCTAAATACGAGAGGCCAATCTTCCTCCACCTCCTGATGTACATTGATAATAAAACTAACGACATGCGTCTTGTATACATCGGTATGCATTTTAAGCACCGCGTCTCTCTGATAATTACGTATGCCATATATAGACGTCCATTCTAATGCTTGACCTGACCAGCATTCCAACCTGTCTAATAGGTCAGTCTTTAGGCGCTTCACCATTGCGTCTTCTAGAGTCAAGATTTTAGCGGGACAGGTATTAGTTAAGCCTTTGCTGGTATATAAGAAATTCTTTAAGCCTTCATCATATATTTCATGCTTTTGTAGAAGCTTGTTTTTCGTGTAAAAGGAGGTTAGCGCCTTAAAAAGGTCATCCGGTAGGGTTTGTTTTATAAATCCCAGTTTGGTATAATTGGTTAGCATGTTTGCGATGCGAGGTTGAAAAGGCGTAGATAGGCTGCCATATTCCCTAAACCATTTAGTAATTACGAATTTCTTTCCTTTTATGGGAGGCTTACCCCAATGTATCGTATCTTGTAGTTCATTACCATTGCTATCCATATTATTCCAAAAAATACCCATACCACGCTTCGGCTTCATGGCAATATGTAAGTCAGTATATTCCGTCTCTCCGCCTTCTTCAACATCATTGAGATAAAGCATGAACGTCCAGGTGCGTTGTCCCTGCTCGGCTGCAAATTTATCCCATTCATCGCAATTTCGGGTAAACCAATCCGTATGTGGTTTAAATTCATTCCCTATTTCATAATATTGTCCTTGGGTCATTTCGGATCTCTCCATTTCTATTCCTAAATAATTACATATTTGTGCTTCGAGTGCTTTTACAACGGGGTCGGATTGTGGCATATCAGCGGTTTTACTCGTACGGAAATATTTATCTGGTTCCGTATCTGCTGTAGTAATGGTGGACTCGTAATGATTCTTTTTGATAATATTCATTAAATGGGTGCATGTTTTTTCGTCTAAAAAATCCTCAATAATATTTAGATTAATTTTATCCGTTTCAACTCGTTTCGCATTAGGAAAATGTGCATTGTCCAGCGTTTTTAAAGCATATGTATCTGCTAATGTTTTCCCTTTAGGTTGTTTCGGATGATGCACGGGGCAATTCGGATTATTGCATTGGGGAGTATGTTTCATTGTATTGCTTACTTCTGCTGGGTCAAATCCTTCCTTCATTAAGATTTGATACATTTCCTCTTTATTGCATCCGCGCTCTATATTAGTCTGGATCCATTCTCTCCAACTAGCATCTAATGATTTCATTATACATTATTATAATGAAATTATTAATATTGTTTTAACCAATTAATATATCTCCGATAGAAGTGATTAACACACATTCCCCATGCATCAGGCCCGGCTTTTTCGGTCCCGTATAACACGAGAAGTTCGGGCAGCAGTGAGCGCCGGGGGCATACGGATCATCATTGCACGTTCCTTTGGGGGGGTTGGTACACTGCAGGCTAGGCCCCTCACCTATAACCCCCACCTTAACACTCTTCACCCCGCCCCCCACTCCAACCACCGTCTCAATATTTTTTTTACCTTTACAATCCAACCCATCCATCATCTTAAAGAGGGATCGACCACCGCCGTGAGCACCAACGCCCCCACTCATTTGATTAATACAGAATACCTGATTCTTATTTTTGTAATTTGCTAAAAGACCGGGTGGTCCTCCAACATACGTCCTCCCGAACATCATTCCAACTCCTGCAGAAGATAAGGAATTTGGCAGACCACTTAGTTTAGGTCCACCACCTTGGGGTCTATTCGTCCAGCTATTTGAGCGCGTTCCAACCATGCTTCGTTGTTTGAGAGACATTATATAATATACAAAGAAAATAAAATTACACTGTTTTATAAAGAGGCAATGTACGCGCACTAGCATCTTTCGCATCTACGAACCTCGGCATCCAATAATATGGAATAATCTCTCCGCAATTAGGATAATAGATATCAAACAGTGCCCTGTAATATAGTTGTTCTTTGGTGTTAGGTGGATTATGGACGAATTGATATTCTTTTAATAAGGTCTCCCAATCAGTGGTAATCGATTGGGAGGCTAATGCGGCCACCACTTTCTCATCAATTATCTCATACCAGGATCGTTGCAAACTACTGACTCCATCACTAAACGCCTCTTTTTTTCTAAATAATATTTCATCCGGTAAATAAGTCCCATCATTAAACGCCTCTCGTATCAAATATTTCTCGCATTTATTTTGACCGGCATGATATCTTAACGCGGGATCCATAGAGAGATAAAACTGAACCCATCCCCGATCCAAGAAGGGTGTTCTCGCCTCCAATCCATGCGACGCAATACACCGATCCGAACGCAGCACATCAAAATAATGGATATCATTTAGTAATCTCCTACATTCCGCATCAAATTCATATTTATTCGGCGCAGCGCCAAAGTATAAGTACCCACCCATTAACTCATCGCTTCCATCTCCATTAAATATCACTTTAGCCTCACTATGTTTAGATATATACTCGGCAACCAAATAATTTCCTACACTGGCTCGCACCGTAGTCGTATCATATGATTCGATCGTCCTAATCACCCGAGGAATAGCATCAAAAAAATCCTCCTCGCTTACCACAATAGAGGTATGCTTGGTACCTAAATAATCCGCCACCTTTTGCGCGTATTTTAAGTCTTCCGAACCCTTTAATCCAATACTAAAGGTTTCCAATTCAGGAACATATCGTTTTACAATAGACGCCACTAAACTACTATCTAATCCACCAGAGAGAAGGCATGCGATAGGTCTATCCGCCGTGCCAACAATACGTTTAGACACGCTTTCTATAAATTTGGCCTTTATTAAAGAGAAGAGCCCATCATATTTGGATATTTGTGGATAGAGAGATAAAAATCCCATCGACGAATATAGCATCTCTTTGCAATGGTTCCACTCGCCTCCTCCGGTAAAAGTGAGCAATGTTCCGGGTTGAAACGCCTCTAAAGAACACACGTCATAATGACGCTTCAGATGATTATACATATACGATAATTGTTTCAGTTCTGAGGCAAACCCAAAGTCATGCATACTTTTTAAATAAAAAAGGGGCCGCACCCCATATGGATCCCGTGCAACAAACATTGTACCCTCACGATTATCAATCAATACAAAAGAAAAAACCCCATCTAATAGATGGAGGGTATATTCTATACCAAACTTGCGGTATAAATGAATAATAATTTCGCAGTCGCTGTCCGTAGTAGGAACCAGCGGAAATAACATATCATATAAGGAATGATAGTTATAAATCTCTCCATTACATACTAAAGTGCAATCATTGATATTAAATGGTTGGTGAGATGCGGTATTCAACCCATTAATAGCTAAACGGTGGAATCCAATATATCCATCATTAATAGTACTAAAGGAGGAATATTCGGGTCCCCGATTCCTCCCCTTCATAAATTGCAGTTTTACAAGTTCTTGGTCCAAGGTACTATGAAATAACGCGAAAATACCACACATAAATAACCAAGTATTATATTTTTATATCTAAATATAAATACTTCGGCATGTCTAATCATCGCCGGCGGTGTTTGGTCCTGCGCCGGTGTTTGGTCCTGCGGCGCCTGTGTTTTTTTGAGATGCCACCAGTGCGCGGGTTCCTCGTAGATGGTGGGACCAGTGGAGGCGGATTGGCAGGAATATTATTCCAAATCTCTTCTATTTTATCTTTTGTGATTGCCATATAGTCATCCAGTTTGTCATGAAGTTTCATTAATTGGTCATCATGCTTTCCACCGAGGGACTCTATTTTTTGTTCTATTTGTCCGATAGTACCAGTCATGGAACTCCTTCGCATTCGGTCGTTTCGTACTATCGTTGTGAGTTTCTCGTTTATCGTTGTGAGTTTCTCGTTAATGAGCATATTCTCTTCCGTTAGATCTCCCACCTCATTCTCAAGCAAGTTGATATCGGCTTTATGTTTTGCGGTAATTTCATCTACCTGCGTCTGTAGGTGATTGACGGCAACAAAAAGATCCCTAAGACCCTGCTTTGATATTACCGGATGACGCTTAGTTCCAGGAGTGGACATATATAATAGAAAAATATTATTTTTCAAAATATATTTTTTATAGGATAACTTTATACAGGGATTAATGACGGATTGTTATCACGACACTTATACACTGCTCCACAACAGGCGCACAATGCCCCCAACCCCATTACAATACATAAGAACAGGGTTGAGGCGCTTTCAATCCTAATTATGACGTCACCCATAACATATGCCCAAGCGTGTTTAGGCGGAGTTTCAAATACCAAGGCGTTTTCGGTCCAGAATTCCTTATAGAATATAATAGAGTGTCTAGGGTCATTATGCCACACCATTCCCATAAAAGTAAGGATAATGATGAAGACTGATAGGAATAAGAGATAGAATGCGGGCCAATTTATCTTGCCACTGGACATAGATGAGGCTGTAATACAACACATTAAGACCGCCCCACCCGCTAGTAAACATGGAAGCATAAGTATAAAGTTATAATAAGCAATGTGTCTAATCTGATTATATTCGTTAGGGTCAACATTAGCCAAAACAATAATAGAGCATATAAATAGTGCGGTGCTAACTACGGATCCGGCGGAACTGGAGGAGGAATTGGTATCGTCACTCATGTTTAATATCCAATTGTGTAAAGTAGCTCGTTTCAATTTTTTACATTAAAGTTTAAAAATTAAATAACTATAGTATATATTATGGAAGGAGTAATAAATGAAGTATTTGTGTGCCAGCAAGAGAGAACGGAGGCGTTAAACAGGAGGCTATATAGTAGAAATGTACCGTCTGCTCCATTACAACCGCAGTTTTCCATGCGACCCGTTCCGACTAAATATACGCTCATGCCTTTAGTCGATGAACGTAAGCCATCCACCGTGCCTATTAATAGATATCCAACGTATCATCCGACACAAGTATTTAATCCAGGCACGGCGGTGGCGCCATGGGGAGGATTTGCCACAGAAATAAACAAAGAGTCAACGCTTCGTAACCAGTTTTTTGCACTGCAGAACTGCGACCAATCAAAATATATTCCGGGATCACAGAGTGAATTGTACCATTCGACGGTCCCCTATAGCGATGATGGGTTACAGTCCTTTCCTAATTTATTTGTGAATGAGGCATTTCCGCCATTTGATCCAAATACATTAAATATAGGACATCAAACATTGAATAATTTTACGCGGAATCAGTTACAAGGCGCGTGTTCTAATAGGGAATAATAATCGCAGTACTTAGTATGAATCATGCAACTGAATTAGAGTTTTTGATGAATCCGGTGTTATATCAAAAATATGCAAAGAAGGCAGATCCAATAAGCGCGGCAGACGCAAAGTTTTATAGACGTAGAGTATTGCAACTGACTAGAAATATGTTTAAGGAAAATAAGTACCCTCCATCATTGAGAGGGGCGTTTGAGGAGTATATAAAATTAACGATATCGTATTTAAAAACAGAAGACACGAAAGACATAATGCAGGAAGAGTATGATCATTTAGAGATGGAGTCAGAGATGGACACCGATATACCGGACCCATTAACTATAGAAGGTTCGGCAAAACAAATCTTTAATACACCTGTAAGATCCATAAAAGATTTCGTAACTATTACACGCACAACAGAGACATGTAGTGTGCCCGAAAAAAAAAGTATAGAGTTATCTGACCCTAAACTAAAAATGAAAGGTGTCAAGAAAAAAAAAAAGAAGGTATAATATAGATGGCGACTAGAAGAAAACGCCGTAGGCTTCATACAACCTTTAGGAGGGAGAGATGTGCTCCTACCTCCACGGAAGGATATACTTGTTATAGTAAAAAAACCATCACTCAACTAAAAAAATATTGGAATGCGCGACACACAGATAATAAAATAACCGCCACCCGTCCAAAAGAGATATGGGCATCTCTGCGAGATAAATTGCAGCATGTATGCAATAAAGAGTCTTGTTGGTTGAAACAACAATTTAGCAAGCAAAAAGGAGATACGAATTTACTAGAGAGTATATTTGCCCCGTGGGCACCATTGTCGTGGACAAAAAACCCAAATGAGTGGCTAAATAGTTTAGATATATTGAAAGTAATGAAGCAATATGAGAGAAAATATCCAGAATTTGATTTTATAGGACCAACCCCGATTGATTGGAACCATCATAAATTGAATGGCAAATGCGTATGGGAAGAGTTATGTAAATTTGATTTAAAAACGCAAATCAAGGAAGGGAAAACAAAAATAGGAATCATATTTAATTTAGACCCCCACAATAAGGGCGGGTCGCATTGGGTAGCACTATATATAAGTATTAAACATAAGAAAATAATATTTTGGGACAGTACAGGCGATAAAACGCCGGCATATATAAAGAAATTTATTACTAAAGTAAAAAAACAAGGAAAACCCTTAAATATATCTTTTACTGTAGCGGAGAATAACATAGCCCACCAACGAAATTCTACCGAGTGCGGAGTATATTGTCTCCATTTCATTATTGAAATGTTAAAAGTAGATAAACCAGTATTATTTAAATTCCGAATAGCGGATAAAACGGTAGAAAAATTCCGTAAAATATATTTTAATGAGTAGTATAAATGACATCTATACCCGAAATATCCAATATATTTGAAGAGGAATTAAGTAATTGAGTAGATAACATTAAGTATAGGTCGAAGGGGTTGGAAGAGCTATCCGTCGCATTATTAATGCGAGTATTATATAAATTAGTAGATGGACTAGGTTGGGTTGGAAGAGTAGGAGAGGGTGGAGAGAGAGGAGAGGGTGGAGAGAGAGGAGCTGCGGGTCTGGCTCCCGAAGGATCCATATACTCCCTAATATCATAACGACAAACAGGGCACTTGGCGCTGGTTCGCCACCAACGATTTATCCCAGCGGTATTAAAACAGTGTCTACAATGGCGTATTTGAGTAACCATATCATCCGTATTAAATGCTTCCTGAGTAATAGGACATTGAGTATTAGGCGGGTTACTAATAGTTCCATAGGTTGCTTCATTGGTGGCGGTAGTAATTTGAGATGCACTAGGGCGTATAGGTACAGTTTGAAAGGCTTGAGTTAAATCGAATAAAGTATTTGCTAAAGGACGAAGTCGTCGTCGGGTTGGAATATAAGGGGTGTTTTGGGAGGCAGAAATAAGATTATATAAATGTTGTTCGTGCGCAGAGTTAAGAAGAAGCATTCGGTGTTGTAATTCAAAATTTTCGCGCATCATGGAAATATAACTATTCACTAAATCGGACATATAATAGTAGTTATATAAAATGTTTAAATAATTAACTATACTATTTAGCTATGACAGACAAAGGTTTAACTGGTCTGGTTAATCTAGGAAATGAATGTTACATTAATGCCTGCACACAAATATTAGTACATAGTGATTTATTGAATCAATATTTAGATTCGCCGTATCATTTAAATGATAACATTAATGGTATGATGTTAAAAGAGTATGATAATTTGCGAAAGTTAATGTGGAAAAAGCATGGTGTTATAAACCACCGGCGCTGGATAAATACGATACAAAAGGTTGCAGAAGAAAAAAACCTAGATGAATTTGTAGGATCAGGTCAAAATGATATCTCGGAATTCTTATTATTTATAATAAATGTCTTTCATGAGGGGAATAATAGAAAGGTGGACATGAATATAAAAGGTGTAGCAATAAATAATACAGATAAGTATGCTATACTAAGCTATCAATATATAAAACAGTTATACGAGACGGATTATTCGGATATAGTAGATATGTTTTATGGTGTCCAGATATCCCAAATACAGAGTATATCCAATCATGAGTCTCTAATGCCTGAATCTACTATATTATTGAATGTAGAGATACCGGACTCTAAACAACCTACTTTAATAGATTGTTTAGATAGCTTTTATAAACCCGAAAGGTTAGAAGGAGATTCAGAATGGTATAATGATATAACGAAACAAAAAGAACCCGCCCAGAAGCAATACCTAGTATGGAGTTTTCCAAAAATACTGATAATAATTCTAAAGCGATTTAATAATAATAATAGAAAGGATCAGCGTCTAGTGTCTTGTCCAATAGAATCCTTAGATCTAAGTAAATATGTAGTAGGGTATTTAAAACATTCCTATCAATATGACTTATATGGAGTATGTAATCATAGCGGAGGCACTCTAGGGGGACACTACACAGCTAATATTAAGAACAAAGACGGGTGGTATCATTATAATGATACGGATGTGAACAAAATATCTGACTCCAAAGTAATATCGACAAAAGCATATTGCCTATTTTATAAAAAAAATATTAAATAATGTATATATAATGAATGTTAATATAAACCCAATAACAAATCTACCAGGAAAATCATATGATTATGTAAATAATGTAGGAGCGAATCCTATAGTATTAGCCATATTAGTTCTCGTATTAATAGTGTATTATGCATTATTTAGTTCTATCTCCTCCGATAGACCTAGTTTAGCAGGAACCACAATGCCAAGTTATGGTATATTAGAAACCCTATTATGGGGTGTATTTATAGCGTTGCTATTGCTAAACGCAATAACCTATTTTTATAGTTTAGAATTAGATGCAACCATAAACAATTTATTTGGAGAGAAGCCAGAATTAGATATAAATGTTACTGGTCCAGGAGTAGATACTACTGTTCCAGAAATCAAAATCCAAAAACAGGTATTTCACGTACCTGGAAATACCTTAGATTATAGTAATGCCAAGGCGGTATGTAAGGCATATGGAGCCAATTTAGCAACGTATAATCAAATAGAAAAGGCATATGATAAAGGAGGCGAGTGGTGTAGTTATGGATGGTCAGAGAATCAACTAGCATTATTCCCTACTCAAAAGAAATCGTATGAAAAATTACAAAAAACAGCAGGTCATGAAAATGATTGTGGAAGACCAGGTATAAATGGTGGATATATAGACAACCCTAATATAAAATTTGGCGTAAATTGTTTTGGCTATAAACCTAAAATAACCGCCGATGAAAAACAAGATATGGCCGTCAATAACTTATATCCGAAATCCAAAAGCGAAATACTATTTGAAAAGCAAGTAGACAAGTGGAAGAATAAATTACCACAAGTGCAAGTTGCACCATTCAACCGACAAACCTGGAGCAGGGTTTAATTACTTAAAGCTCCGGTGTTTTCTTCTGCTACCACCTCCTCTTCTTCGGCGATTACAACACGATCCACCGATGTGTGGACGCTTCCTAGTCTTTTTTTTGCGCTTCCGTAGCCTACGGGATTTAGAGTTGGATCGCGCCTTTTTACCCGAATGCTTCAAAATAAACCCAAGTAATTTTTCCGCAGTCCTTTCTTCATCAAAGGTATGCGCACCAGAGGCTGTAATTATACGAACGGTAGGAAACCCATTGGTAGGGGGTAAAGGCGATCTCTCCATCATGTTAGCATTTAATTTTACAAATTGCACATGTTTATGAGGAGAGGTCCTCGCAGCCTTATTCCATTCGTCCTGAAAATTTATACACGCAGGACATCCATCCATATAATACTTTACCAACATAGCTGTCTTGTTAGATGCCCCCCGTTTAATATTAGTATGCAGATTAATTAATTGTTTTAACGTCGCTTCATCCTTTACAATCATATATATATACTTTAGAAAAAAGCAAATAGAATCTCAGAATCTCAGAATCTCTCGTTAACCTTAAAACATGACTGATTCCCCAATGTATATTGCATCGTACTATCTCCTGTTTTAGCCACGAAAATTAACATGTTTATATTTTTAGGCAATCCTATACTCGTACCATCTTTTAAAAAACTATCATACATATCCAATGTACCCGTCGATGGAACCGCATCTAATACCACAGATGATTTTAGGTAAGGGGTAAGTATGATTTTATCACATGTATGCCTTGTCGGACATGTCAAATTAGCAATATAGGTTGTATTATTACAACATATATTGTCGGATCCAGTTCCCGTATCATTACACCATTGCTCTTGAGGATTCATAAATCCGCTAATATTAAACAACGCTAAATAGTAGAGGAACATAGTATAGATAGAGGCCATCGTTCTAAGTGAATAATCTAAATTTCTTATTCAGATAGTATGGGCTTTTCGGATTATGTTCATAGGTTAATGTGGTGGGTCGTCGCTTCATTATAGATTCAATAAAGATATATTGCGCTGGATTTAAAGACTCTCCATATGGCATTAAGGTATTCGTACCACAAGTAATCCAATCGCTATCGATTAATTTACTTTTTTGTAGGTAGATATCTAGAAAGACATAATTATCGATAATGTATTTAACGGTTAAAAACTTCCTCCCTAACACATCTTTACCACGCATGATAGGTTCGGATAAATTATCCATTGTTAAAAAATTCAGATATCCATCTGAACAAGTCCGACGGTCAATATAGATGCTTGGATACTTTAGGTGACCGATCGTCCACATGGTTTATATAATACGCATTTTTTAATTGGTTATTACCCGAGTCAATTAGCCTTACAATCTAGGTTGATTCTCAGGATTATTTTGGAAATGTCTATTATCAAATGCGCGGGCGATATCATTAACATTTGTTATGTCCCAACCACTTATATCACCATTAAATTGGCTACAAAAAAACATACGTTTCATAGTAATAACGCTTGATATATCCCAACCAGTGATGTCATCATTAAATGCGCTGGCATAAAACATACCATCCATATTCGTAACATTTGATACATTCCATCGGCTGATATCATTATTAAATAGACTTCCCCAGAACATATCCTTCATATTCGTTACATTTGATACGTCCCAATCACTTATATCACCATTAAACTGACTTCCTCTAAACATTTCAGTCATATCGGTTACATTTGATACGTCCCAAGCACTTATATCGCCATTAAATCGTTTGTTTAAAAAGATATTATTCATATCTGTAATGCCTGACGTATCCCAATCACTTATATCTCCATACTTTTCTATTATCTTTGCAATATACTTGGTTCTGTTGTTCGTCCAATAGTTTACCATTTTTCTTAACAAATTTCTTGATCGGATCGGTTCAAATGCTTTAACTGCTAATAATAATTGCGAGTTATCTATTATAGGGTCAGTATCTTGTAATTCTTCTCCACTGTCTGGGTTATAAAGTTGTTGTTTATATAGTTTTATTCCTTCTATACGTTCAATCAGAGTTTTAATATCTCCGATGTTTGATCCACCTGCAACCTCTAATTCGGTTACTTGACCAGATAGGTGTGTTACTGTTATAGTCAGAGGAGGAGGAGTTATAACTCCGGCGCGTTTCTGCCTCTTTGTTTTTCGTTTGTGACGTTTTCGTGAGTGACGTTTTCGTGAGTGACGTTTTCGTGAGAGACGTGTTCGTGAGAGACGTTTTCGTGAGTGACGTTTTGTATACATTATATATAATGTATATAATATTTATAGAGTATTCCTTTTGGTAGGAAGAAAAAATATACAAGAAGTGACATAAATCTATATTATAAGGTAATCAACTTTGTGCTATCGGTGTATGGAGGGCGCTGCTGTATTTGTACGAGGCTTAATAATAATAATCCGGTGCTGCATTCCAAACTTTTGCATTGAATTCACCACGCTATAATGGAATAGATCGGTGCTTAGGTACACCGCCTTTCCCGATTCGCTCACCGTCTTAATCGTATAGACTTGTCGCTCCATATTGTACTTACTCCTCCACGTCACTATTTCATATCAATTTTATCAAATATTAATGCCTTTACAATCTTGTTCTTTAATTGCTCTTCCTTTTTTGAAAACTTCTCAGGGTCCAGTTCCTTTTTATATTTTATCATTTCTTTTTCCAATTTGCGCTTTTGGAGTAAATCTGCGCCTAATACGGGGATTTCGTCTAATACTAATACAAATACTTGCAGTAATGGTTTCATAATTTGGTTAGTAATGTAATGGCCATAATCTATTGCAATATTATTGGCGATAATATATTCGGGTGTTTCAATTCGTTCGCCTTGTAGGGCTTTTTTATTGGGGTTCTTTACATATACATAGGCAATCCGGTCTCCACTGGAAGGTTTATTGCCGGGATCGCGTGAGCCTATCCTCTCCGCAAGGACATTATGGGCTATTTGCGCGGGGTTTTTATAATTACTGCGCAATGATTTGGTGACGATTAGCTTACTCATAGGAATCTTACCATCTACTAGCATTTGTAATTGACCTTGAGTGAAGGTAATAGCTTCCGCGACAGTACCCCCTTTCATTAAGATTTCAATGACCCCACCATATACATCCTTCACAATAGGCGCATTATCTCGTCGTTTTAATACAATTCCCATTTCTTTACGCTTACCTTTTTCTATATTAAACTCATATAACATACCTACATACCGCTTCTTTGAAAGCAATATAAATGGCAAGAAGGTCTTTTCATATTCTAAATCATGCGGAGCTTTTAAAAACTGAGTCGCCAACTTCCCCGCCTCCTGCGCTAATTCTATCGTTATTTCTAAAGCTTTTTTACCTAGAATTTTGGAGCCATCTAATTCTTCTAAATGAAAGGTAAAGAAGATCGAGTCCGTATCACCATATATGTATTCGGCTTTTGATAATACTTGTCCATAGGTAGACGTATTACATAGTTTATCACCATATACTTCTTCTATTACACGTTTGCCGTAGGTAAGTAATTTCCGGCCGGTAGCAGTAGTAGAAGCAGCAACATCTTTTTCATAAAAGGTGCTGGTTTTTGCGCCACACTGACCATATAGAGAGTTAGCAGTTAGTTTAATAGATAGTTGTCGTTTATCAAGTACATTTTTCATGAATGGGTCGGTTTCCTTGGCCATTTGTTTTTTGGTGGCTTTTCTCTGCTTGAGTAATTCTTCTAGCACGGAGGGCATGATTGCTTTGCCTTCTTTATATTGTGCAAAACGACATATTTTATATCCTATTTTGATTTTCAGTGCGGCTGCCGACGGGGTTTTGCGCTTATAGGTATAAGTATCATACGTAATATCAACATATTTATAGTTTGGCAAATCATCATATAGATAGAGACCGGTTTCGTCGGATTTTTCGCCAGTTTCTTTAATAAGTTCATTTTCCAAATTATATTCTTTCGTCCAGACCTTACTGGAGTGGCATAAATTCTCGCTAATCATAGATGACGGGTATAATGAGCTATAATCCACACACGCTACGGGATCTTCATTATAAATGGCTGTTTTCGGTTCTAATACAATGGCTCCCTCGTAGCCATCATTAGACTCGTCTTTTTTAATATCGGGCATTAAGGTGTCTTTTTCTCTACATTTTTTGGCAATAAAACTGGTTAGCTTGATACCTTGCCCTCGTAATACCAAGAAATTCATAGGAACACTACAAATTTTAGACATTTCAATAAATCCAGTTATAATATCCAACTTTTGTAATAGTTGATGGACTAGATTGCAAT